TTGGTATTAGCTACAAGTTGTTCTAACTGTACGTAACCGTGCTTATCCATTGTTAAGTCGGCTTCTTGCGGATTGTGTCGTAGTAGGTAACTAAGATATTGCATCTGGAGTCCATGATGGTTTGGGTGAGTCTGTAGCAGCCGATAGCGAGGCTGTGAAGGGCCTTAGCTGTGGCCAAGCGTTCGTAGGTGGTTTCTCCGCTCTGACGTGGTAGAGGGGTTTCAACAGTCTTCTCCCTAGTTGGGTTTAAGAGATTTACTACGGCTTATTGGGCTTTTACACGAAGTCGAGTAAGGAAGGGGCTTATCAGTTAATAGGGAAGTGCTTAGAGCTGGTGCTCTTTCCTTCCCATATTTCCCTTTCTAACTACGATATCGTCCAATTACTGGTAATTATACTACATATCCGTTGGGAGTCCAACCTGTTTTCTCCAAGAGTAGAACTCTTTAGAGCAAAAGAACTTCGTTCTCTTGTTCGCCCCTATCGGGGCTGCTTATATCTACGGACCTACGGTCCTTTTTTAGCTATGCCCCCTATCGGGGGCTTCACGTCAAACTGGTAGTAACGTGACATCGTATAGTTTGCAGTTGATGTTTTTGAACCTGATAACGGCGCAACTGGTGTGATTGTAATAAAGGTCTTTGTCGATAACTGTACAAATGTACGCTTTAACGTCGCCTTTTACTGTTAGCTTGAACTTCTGACCTGGGTGTCGTTGGCTAGGGTTCACGACAGGGCTATCTACTCTTGTTTCTAGTGTATCTAGGTTTAGAAGTATTCCTTTGTATCCTTCTCGTAGTGCATAATCTTGTATGTCAGCGGTTTCTACAATGAATTGTTCTGTTTCTGTGACTAGTAAGTAGCGCATTTTGACCTCTTTTGCCTGTTCGGGGAATAAAAGGGAGCATCAGCGACCCAAGTTGGTCGAGTTGCTCCACGGTTCTAACTACGTTTATTCCAAAAATCCTCGGGGTTATAGTTTGGGGCCCCTTGGAGGCCCCTTACTCAACCTGATCGATTTATAAGTGTGATGGAAGTGATTTGTGAGTTTATGCCAAAACGCACTTCTGCGAGGCAACCTACTGCGCTTTTTAGATCCTTTCCGATATCACGTCTGACTTCTCCCATCTGGGTGGCGCCATATCCATGCTGGCAAGTTCCCTGATTGTCTTGTAGGTGAACCATCACGGGATTCACCCAGCCTTTAGCGCCCTCTCGTTCTTCGATTCTGGTGATCGTCATGATGTGTTTAGACCAAGGTCTTCTACTGTTATAGAGCACAGTTATTGTCCTTTGTAAGCACCCGTTAGAGGGTAGTTAGGAGTTTTAAGTACTAGGACTAGTGCCGTTCTTACCTGCCACCAAGCAGGCAACATCTTCTTTAGAGTTTTCATAGCCAGTTTGTCGCCTTCGAAAATACCACCGCTTGACAGGTGATAAGCAAATCCACTAGATAGCCCTTGGGTTATTAGGTAGCTAGCACAGTCTTCTGGATTGCGACCGTTTGTGTGCCTTACCAACCTATACATTTTCCCATCCTGTGATATCGATTGCGTCTATCTCCTCGGCGAACCAACTAAACCTAGAGATAGCATTTGATAGGTAGCCTACTGAGTCCTCTGGGCAGATGAATGGACTTCCAGATGTTAAGGCGTATGCGCGGTTGCAAGTAAAACCTTGGCTCTCTAGTTCTGCTCTTACCTTATAAGCTGGACATGAATAGTTACCTAATCGTTTTAGTCTGTACATGGTTTCCACTCTGTTAAGTTGGGTACCCAGGCGATGTAAACAAACCATCCTGTGTCTTCGATTACTTTGTTGATAGCTTCAGAAGATGCTTGATCGGCTTTAAATGTTTTGCCGCCAACAATCTCTTTGACTGTGGGGGCGTTCATTCCTGCTTCAATGAGCAAGCCAATGATGCATCCAGCGCTGCGAATACGTCCTATGTCTCTTAGTTGGTAGATGTTATTCTTCCGTAAATGTGAAGGTTGCTTTTGCTTTGATTCGGATAACTTCTACTGGCTGTAGGTTCCATCCGTTGACTTGCAAGATCCTACTAAGCGCTTCACTGTGATCATTTAGGATGAATGGGAATCCAATACTGATATGTCTTGCACGAGGTAGGCTAATACCTTGATCTTGTAGGAGGATGGCAAGAGGCGTTTGTGGCATGCCGGGCAACGGTTTAATTACGTACATTAGTACTCCTATTGATTAAAAAGAACGACCACCCCTGAAGGTGGCCGTTCAAACACTTAGCGAACGAGACCCCATGCACAGGAGATTTCTGCAGAGAATCTCAGGGCTTTACTGGTCTATTGGTCTATTGTTCTTCGTGTTTCTGTGGGAATAGCTATTTCACCCACATATAACCTTGCTTCAAAGGTCTTATTCCACGTGGTCAAGGCCACTGGATTACGTATACTTATTGACGCGTTCAATCTCGTTGAGCAGACGACCTGTACGGCTTGTCCATTCTTCGAGTGAGATCGTCTTCATCTTCAATTGCTTTGTCCAGTAGCGACACTTCTTTTGAAGACGTGTAATCACAGACTGGTTGCGACGACGCTTGTTCTGGTCACGCATGTTGGTGTTTGCGTAATGTCCATACCGGCTTTTACGTCCGGCTCCCTTCGTTGCCTTAGCCATTAGAGCACCCGGTAGGTTGTTGCGCCTGGAGCCAATTCCAAGACATCATGTGGATCCGCTCGGACGAGGTAATGCATTCCCATGACGCCGATCTTGAGACTGCGGATAATCCGAGTCCCTTCGCCACCAGGGTCAATACAGACGCTGTTGGTGTTGCCGAATTCATCCTTGTACGTGCCTTCACGATCTGGATGAGTAGTAGGTACTTCAAACACAAGAATGCGAGCAGGTGTCCCTGGCTTGCTTACTGTGCCCATCAATTCACATCGAAACATATTGATTTCTAGCCGCTGTTGCCAGTTGCTAGTCCATTGGGGGTTGTGGTCAGGGAGTCGGTCACCCTAACGATAGCTATCCGCGAATAATACATCCTATAGCCTTTGCAGTGGGAGGACACCGCCATAGAAACAAAGGGACCGTAAGGGCCCTAGGGCGTTCACGTCAAAATCCACGTTTCAAGAAGAAGGGGATAGCCGTCACATGGGGTACTCCTTTTCCACGTAAAAGAGGAGCCCCGTTAGGGGCTCCTGCTGCTCTCTGGGCTAGACTTCTTCAGCGCCTGGTTCTGTCTCTGTGGCCGGGTCTGCGACGACCGTAGAGGCGTTCTCGCGAGACTTGGCGGCAGCTGCTGCGAAGTCAATGCCAGTCGATGGCTTGAGAGCATTGATACGAGCCGTGAGCCAACCACGTTGTGCCGCTTCAGGGAGCTTTCGGTCCGAGAACTTACTGAACTCGTCGATGTCTCCGCTGAGCGAGAAGTATTCGGTGACCAGGTCATCCATAGCGACAGGTCCAGCTGCTGCTGCTGTTCCAGGACGTGCATCAGCTGGCGGGTTCAAGAAGATGCAAGTACTGGGCTTGAATCCTCCGCGACCATCCTTCCGCATGTTTGAGAATGTGAGCTGTTCCTTCGGGATGCCAGCGTCGCATAGTGCATCGTAGATGCCGAGGTGTGCGCGGCTCGTATGCACGGACTTGAGGTCGTTCCTGTCGTTGTACATGTCGTCGCCGAAGACGATACGATGTACGCCTTTACGGCTTTCGACGCGCATCGGATACACGTACTTGTGGCTGGTGTTAGCCTCTTCCACAATTGACTGGACACTAACTACGTCTGAGGTGTTTCCGGCGAGAGCTGCCGAAAGGACACCATTAATTACGATGATATTACGCATTGTTTTTCCTTTTTGTAGGCATGGTTCTGCCAAAGAAAAGAGAGACCCCGTTAGGGGTCCTCGTTGTTATCCTACGACAAGGTCTTTATCGAGCTTTTCAGCACGCTTTTCCTTGACGAATTTGTTGACTCGTTCGGTGAGTTCTTTGTTCCAAATCATCTGGACTGTGCCATGACTGATGAGACCAAGAGCAGCAGCCAGCCCAATGATTGGGAGCGTGACCAGCAGTCCGAACTGGATGAGTTCCATAATCGGGATAGGGCTGACCATCCAGACAAGACCGATGAATCCTGTTCCGAGTGCGATCTTTCCCAGTCCCATAACGATGTTGTTTTCAGTGATTGCCATGTAGGCTCCTGTAGTGTGTCCAGAGAAAAGAGAGACCCCGTTAGGGGTCTCCCGATGCTCTCAAAGGAGAGTCACCTAGATGTGAGCCGCGTATGTGTCAAGCTCTTTTTTTGCTTCTTCTTCGCTGGCAAACTCTGCTTCCGAGAAGTTCCCAGTCTCGTCGGAAAAGACGTAGAAGCTCCGGCTTTGTTGTCCGCTAACGACAACAGACCAAACACAGTTGGCCTTGGTCTTTGAGGCGGTCACATTACTAGCGGTAAATTCATTGTGAGTCATGTTCTTCTCTCATACGTGATGTGATTGCTATCTCTCATAGAAAAGAGGACCCCGTCAGGGGTCCCCGAAACCTCTATGCGTATAGCTCAGGGTTCCAATCGTCTTCGTTGTCATGAGCTAGTATGTCAGCATCTACCGGGACTTTCCAATTTCTTGGTTGTCCGCGCATATGCGATACCAGGTCTTTGAGTACCTGCTGCTCGTTGATCTCATGGTTAGCACGAAGTCGACGCACAAACCCATCCTGTAGCTTTCGCTTACAAGCTAGACATTCGTGGAGCTTAATACCATCACCGTTCTCGTCAGTGGTGTGTTTGGCATGCAATGCATTCCATACTTTCCCATAGACTGTATCGGTTAGACTTCCGAACTTATCTTCTCGACGCTCAATAGCTCGTAGTAGTCCACCAAGACGGGTGGAAGCAGTAACGGCTGGCTGGTCGAGAAAATCACATTCTTCTTCGGTTTCGATTTCGAGAGCTGCGAGCATTGCATTACCTGGGGAGGTAACAGCTCGGAACGCATGGTTCGGCTTGTTGACGAGATTGACACCGCCTAGAATCTTTTCTGGGACAGAGTTTCTATCCAAGGTGAAGACACTAGTTTTATTCTCGTAGGTCTTGTAACCCCAGCGAGGAGTTGTCTCGTAGTACCAGATAGTAGCTAGGTCGTTCATGCTTAGGCTGCACAGGCTGGCTTCGAGGCCAGACTGCACTAGGTTAAGCTCACGCATACGGAGGTCGTAGTCTTGGACTGTTAGCATGATTTGACGCATGCGTTTACCATAGGCTGTGATTCCCGCTTTCTCGCGCACCAACAAATATTCTTCCCAGGTAAGCTCAGGAACCTCTGTATCTACTCCTACTTGTTCCAGTAGTGTAGCCAACAGGTTATTGAGGTCGAACGATTCTACATCACCCATGAACTCAGACTCTTGAGCCCGCCAGATATCTAGACAACGATCGTGTACGTGGTGTACCCAATTGCCGCCTTCCCATCCGCTCTGCTTAGAAGCACTAGGAGCCCAGGTGCTAGGAACGATACGCTTCTTGACCTTGACTGTAACGAGTTCGACTGTTGGGTCGTCGTTACCATCAGGAGTCTGACGCTTGGTTTGACTACGCCAGCCCAGTGGGTTCTGACGTTGCTTCTTGGTGTTTATACAACCACGAGTAGTCAAGCGCTTGTTGCACCACTCCATCATCTCGTCCAGCGGGAAGCCTTCATCAGCAGAGTCATAGAAGTTCTGTGACTCTTCATCAACTGACGTGAACTCCTTACGACGACTATTACCATAGTACTGATCACCAATACGGAACCAGTGAATATGATAGCTACCATCTTCGCAGAGCCTCCAATTGGATGGGTCCGAAGACTTCTCCCAATTGGTAACTCGCACCTTTCGCTTAGCAACGTCGATGCTTTCCTGGATAGCGACTGACATAGCCAGAGCACCATCGTAGTCCTTGGCAGCTAGTAGCCGAGTACGTCCACCAACTGTACAAGCACCGACAGGACCCATTGGGTCATGACGAATGTAGTCCCAGCCTTCTGCGCTATCGGTAGCGTAACCGAGCTTCTGTCCTTCTGGTTCAATCGCGTAGAACCTATCATCCAAGCGAGATTCCCAGAGCTTCACAACCCGAGGGTCACTAGAGAGCGCAATGATGTCTCCATCATCATCTCCCTGCATCTTTAGAACATCACGAGGATTCAAGAACACGCAGAACGGAATAGTCCTTCCGTTAACCTGTTGGTGAGGCCGGCTATGAATTGTCTTGCAGACAACTAGACCACAAGCTAGTACAGTAGGGAAACGCCAGATAGCGGTTTTCACACCGATTGGTTCTCCCGCGCACACCACCATTCCTTCCGGAACACTAGAGTCATTAACTACTACTAGCTGAGTACCACGGATACCAGCACCTTGAGCAGGAACCCAAAGAGCTTTCTGTAGAGCCTCGTCTACAGCGTGTTTAACCATCGTAGTGGTTAACGGACTGATGTTGCTACCAAGCTCCTGAGCCTTGGCACAGAAGTCTATGATGAGTTTCAGGTTCTTATCGTCGCGAGCAACCTTGGCAAGCAGTCTGTCTACGCCTCCACGTAGTAACTTGGCCATTCCTTCATCTGTGAGTTCATTCATGATCCGCAGAACTTCTTGCTTACGGCGCAAGTAACCCATTGTACTTTCACCCTTCCTGCGAAGCGGCCCAATGTTCTCTAGCTGCTCGAAGCCAGCGCCCATGGTGGCGCGGCGGTTCCAAACCTTCATGATGCCAATGTAACAGTCTTCGTAGACGGTAATTTCGTCATCTACGTAGGCTTGCTTATGGAATTCTTTCTGGCTACCCTTGACTTGCAGATGGTCAGGGAACCACGGAGTATCAACACCGAGTAGTTCACAAATGCCCTCGCGCGGCATCAAGATACCTTTAGCCATCATGCCAGATGTCTTACACATGATAGTAATCTGTACAGGGACTATACCGTACTTAGCAATGAACTCAGCAAACATTGGATGACTAGGGTCGTAACAACCAGAGCCATCACAACCCTGATTGATGAAATTGCCATCTTCATCTTCCCAGCATAACTGGTGGAACGCTACTCGTTGACCTGCGAAGAAGCCACCCGGCAGGAGGGGGCTTCGGAATCGATGGTTATAGCTACTGAACTCAGTAGCTTGTGGATACATGCGAACGAATTTCTCCGCGACATAACCCCACTTCCAAGCAACCTTATCCTTAGAAACTTGCCAACCATCATTAGCCAGATGATCGTATTCTTCGTCATTGATATCAAATCGACCGATAGACTGACCTTTATCATCAATCTCGTAAGGCAGACGGTTTACAATCTGTAGAGCAACTGGTCCATCGACCTTCTGCTCATGTGCAATCACACAAGGCATCAACCCTGTAGACTCCAAGTCGAACTCATAACGCCAGTAGGGCATCCCCTCACGCTTTGTAGCCATGATCGAGAGCGTAGCACCGGGAAGATACGTAGCTCGGTTTTCTGTCTTGGCCTGAAACTTTTCCGACTTCTCGGCCAACTTCTTTTCTTCTCGCTCCTCAACAATCTCATAGAAGTACATATAACACTCTTCGCCGAAATCAATCGCATCGAGTGTACTAATAGTAATACTATCTAGACTATTGATACAACGAACCAGCATTCCCGCAGCCATACCGGCTACGACCGTGAATGCTTCGGTTCGTTCAGTCTCTGCAAGCTTACCGATGTAAGCGAGCGTCAGGGCTTCGTATTCCATGATCCTCCTAGGTGTTCTGAAGCTTCTATGAACATGCGCGACGTCAGGAGCGCGCGCCTGTTGTCCTGTTGTCAAAGGGGCTATCCCTCTTCAGCGGAGTTGGTCGGGGTATACCGTTCGAGTTTCACGTCAATCGGTTCTATCTGACCTATCCGTAAAGAAAAGGAGGCCCATGTGGACCTCCTCGGCTATTACTTAAGCAGTGTGACTATTAGCATTATAGGCAGAATCACTATACTTGCTACTAGCATTAGCATTAGTACTGGTAATCCAATTGTTGGAGCCAGACACATAAACGCTATCTTCCGCCTACCAATACCCCAGTTCGCTAATCCAACTGGTACTAGTACCAGCCAGACTAGAACTATTGGTGGCATGACGAACACCATGAGTGTCAGCCAATCCACATATTGTGCATTCCACAGCAAGTACAAGCCTATCTTCATAAGCAACTGCGGTAGAATGTACGCCACCAACGGTGATAGGATACTCAGCCCTATCACCGTCAGTCCCTTGCGGTAAGTTACTACTGGAACCGCACTGCGATGTGGTCACCGCGATGCTGGTACGTTGCTCCCACTGCCTTAGCAGCTGCCTTGACGTCCAGCAAGAATGCCTTGCATCCAGCTGGGTTTGACATGTACGACCCACGCTCGAAGCGCAAGTACCCAGTCTGACTGCTAGCTTGTGCCCAGACCTCCATCTTCTGACTAAGGATCCACGCCTTTTTGTCAGTGGTGGTACGGAAGTTCAGCTTGCGCAAGAACCACTCCAAACGACCTTCAGTCTTAGCAACAACGGGTGCCACAGCCTGCACATTGCCAATGTACAGCTTCAACATACCCTTCGTGCCTTGTTCCAACAGCTCCTCCAACGTCAGCACTCCTTCGAGAGCTTCTGCGGTCTTGCTGCCATCATGCACGTTCACCCCATTAACGGTCAGGGTCTTCAGCTTCACAACTTCCTCCTTTGTGGTCTTACCCACTTCTTCGTCCTTCTTTCCATGGCAGACAACCCAGGTCTCAAAGACTTCTAGGTCATCACCCACCAACAACTCACGCATATCGTTCACTGACAACTCCGAGCCCTCAGCTCCCTCGAACAACACCTGTGTGTCGTTGCTAAGAGTGTTGAGGTCAAAGTTGATGCCACTGACGCTTACGTTAGCCATTATAGACTCCCTGTTTGGGTCATACGGATTGCACGACACCGTAAAAAAAGGCCACCTATGTGGTCCCAATTTCATCTCTCTACCAGACGTAGCCTCCGTGCTCCTTGCTCCAGGGCCGCAGTTCTTCCGCAGGCATTGGTGAACTTGGGCTGTATTGTGCATCGGGATAGTAGACCTCATCAACAATCCACCCGGCCACATACACCTCCCAGCCTTGCCAGAACTCGTCCCAATACTTCCACAGCACTGGTGCATACTGGTGCGTACTGACCAACAAGTCTGTCGTGCTATTTCTCATGTCGGTCCTTCCTCACCTGGCACAACATCAGCCACGCCCAGCACAACCTCAGAAAGCCATCGTTTCTGGCCTTTCTAGCCTCCCACATCGGGTGCCCCACTGGGTACTCCTTTGGCTGTACCCTCGGGTAACCGCCAATCAGTTTCCGGTTCAGGTCAATCATTTCATTGATGTCCATACTTCCTCCTATGGCAAATGAACTTGCCGTAAAAAAAGGTAGGGCCTGTGCCCTTCACCTCTTAATCGCTACTTGTTGGAAGCTGTATTGCTGGGGGGAGCCAAGACGATCAGCTTTTGCAACCGAGCGCCCATGACAACAATTAGCTTTTCTGCTTGATCATTGTTGTCATATCCCTCCTTGCTCATTCCAAGTACATTGATCGCAGCCTGGCCATATGCATAGTACAATTCCCGTACCGTCTTGGCGCAATCCATACCATCAATAGCCATGTCACAAACCCAATTGCAATCTTCTTCTGACATAGCCATTTTATTCTCCCAACTTGTAACGACGCGCCTTGGTACGCTTACCGTTACTAACTGCAGTGCCTAGTAATACGGCACACCGCAACTCGTAAGCGATTGATGCTTCGGACAAAGTATGTCCACAGGCCTTGATGCGCTGAGCCACAGCTCGTACCGGTACTGGTCCTGTGAAGTGTGCCAGCGCGTTAACAACCAAAACATGCTTATTCATGACTATCCTCTATGGGTGTGATTACCCGTAAAGAAAAGGACGAGCCCCCTAAAGGGCCCGTCGTTAACTCACAGTGCCGAGATTGCTAGGCGCTTCATTTCCTTGTATTCTTCTGTCGTCACCAATGCATACATCTCTTTATCAATGTTGATTTCTCGGCGAACCTTCACCAAGCTCCTGCCGTTAACACTACACTGCACTCTCGTACTCCCCCTGTTATGTGGCCCCTCCCAGCACCACTGTACCGATTCCGTAGAAACCGATAGGCCCTTACCGAGCTTAATTGATTTCATTAGACTTCCAAGAAGACCCTTGTATTCCAAGTTCATCCTTATCTCCTATTAGACCTCTAGTGGTCCGTAAAAAGAAAGAGGTCCGCCCCATGTGGGACGGACCAGGCTCTAACTTATGCTAGAGCTACTGCCATCATTGGCGATGGCGTTGAGAACAATACATCGTACAGCGCGTTTGCCCGCTCTTCCATTTCGGCCACGAGGGCTTCTAGGAAATCGTTTTCACGCTGGCTCTCACCAGCAGTAACATCGATCTCACAGGCGTATGCCGCTGAAGGCTCTCCCACGGGGAAGCACTCTCGTACCATGGGCTCAGCCACAGTCTCACGAGCAGTAACCCGCTCTTGGTTCCATTCCCACTCATCTAGCAGCACACCGACTGCTGGTGCGCACCACTCTACCAGCCGGCGATTGGTTTCAACCTCGGCAGCACACCGATAGGCACGGGCCTCATTCCACTCATCCACTACGGCCAAGGCTACTGCGATAGCCCCTCCCATGATGACCGCCATAACAGCCATGGTGGCTAGCATGGCGTTAATATCAAGGCAGGCAAGGGTGTTAATGAACTGCATTGCTTTCTCTCTTGTTTGTGCGTGATTGCACTGTGGGTGAACGGGCGGCCAGTGAGCTCCAGACAGCACGCATACGATACGCGCTTGGCCTCAGCCCCCGTTATGTGTGTATTGGCAGTTAGGTTTGTTAGACCCAAGAGTAGGGAACACAGGTCCCACTCAGTCCCTTATGTGTCAGGAACCACGACTCTATGCTATTGGCGACACTGGTATGCATAGTCAAGCTCTCGTGTGCTCAGAACACACAAGCAGGGCATACACCCTGTTCTCGACACCAGTAACGTGCTTACGTATGCACGTACGCGCTCTATTACACAGACACCCCGAGCAGGGTTATAGTTTGATCATGCAATTCGCTTTACTAACGTGCAGTAGGTAACATGATGTACCCACACGTAGGACCGTTATCGGGGTGTCTGTGCACCCCGCAGTCATGACGCCTAGGCGCCGTAAAAAAAGAGTCACGTCATACCCCCTGACTAGCAGAGAGAATAAAGAAAAAGGCCCACCATGTGGTGTGCGCCTCTCTACTCTCCTCTATGGCCTACTAGCAGCCAGTACACACAGCCCTATGGCCATGCCTAGTACTCCACATCCTACGATAGGGAGCAAGCCAACACACACACCAATAGCTAGTTCAACAGTCATGTCATACTCCTATGTGGATATCAGTATCCGTAAAGAAAAAGGCCACCTTACGGTGACCCTTCTCCCTACAGCTCAGGTAGACTGATGCCCCTCTCTTCGAGGGCTTCCATCAACATGTCCACCCTGTGGTGTGCAGCGAGTCCTTGCAGGTGTGCCCACCTCAGGTTATTGCGTGCCCGTAGCAGCGCCACTCCTTGGGCAAGGGTGACGACAGCGAGGACGGTTAGTGCGACGAAGTTGATCATGGTGATCTCCCTGGGCGTACATGACGGGATTGTCATGCCTGTGTAGCCCGTAAATAAAAAGGCTTATTGACAGTTACAACAACGAGAGTACCTTATGGCTACACCCCGGTGGGCTCGCAACTTTGGGTCCCTTTCGAAAACCGTATACTATAACCAGGTACTGAACCTCACTATATGTTTCCAACCCGGCTCTTGCCTTCATCTCCCAAAATTTGAATTTAAACCAAAAACCCCCTATAGGGCCTCTTTACCCCTAACGAGTTTATGGACTTTTTTACCCGTCTTTACAGCCTTAGCAAACTGCTTCACGCGCAAAACCTACCCGAAGCATTTGAAACCCACTTAGGGCGTTATAGTGTTTTTGTCGACTCTGGTCCACGAGGTCAGGCTTGTAAGTACGCTCGCCTCACAGCCAGGCTTTGGTCAATAGAAGACCTGCCCGGTTTACCCCCTGCTTTAGCCGCAGAATCAAAAACGCTCAGAGAAATATATGAAAGTCAGAATAGTAAGTGATGGCACCGTAGCTGGTACCAAAATAATGTTTGGAGACCAGGTCGTTCCCGGCGTGCAAATGATCGCGTTTAATGCTACATTAGCAGGTAACGAAGCCATGGTCGTTATCCAAGGTGTCGAGTGTGATCTACTTGTAGACGCCAAGGTACTAGATGAAGACTGGGAACCCCTGGAGAAGCAATGAGCGATGAACTACTGGAAGAGCCGGAAGAAGACGTTTACGAAACCTGGTTAGCGAGACTACCGGTAAAGAAACGTAAACGCATTCGGGGCCAAAATCTTAGTTTGAAAACAGGTCTAGCAGCTGTAGCTCCTCTTACTTGTAGCGGTCCTAGCAAATGTCCGTTTATCGCGCACTGTCCTATACCAGAACGCAACCCAGGTCACGAGCCAATACTTGGTCCAGATACTGACTACCCGTTATTTGATGACTGTGTTATGGAACGACTGTACCTACGAGCTAAGGTACAGGAGTATCAAACATACTTGCAGGTTGAGGACGACAATCCTATTGAGATCTCTATCGTCAATGACTTGGCGCTAATTGATTTATATAAAAATCGCGCAACCATGCTACTCAGTAGTGGAGACAGAGATGGAGATGGAGTTGACTTCATGCGGAACTGCAGCTGCTACAAGTACTACTATCCACCCTGCTGTAGAGATTATTGATCGCCTTGAGAAGAGAAGAGAGCGACTTGTAGACCGGCTAATGGAAACACGGAAGGGTAAACTTGAAGTACAGACCCGACTTGGTATAGGATCAGAGAGTAATAAGGTTCTCGAAGAGCTTCGAGCAGTACGAGAAATGCTTAGTACCCAGAGCGCAGGGTTAATGATCTTAGATGAAGAGGAGATTAAAATAACTTAATGCACCCGTTGATGAGACAGGCGATCGTATTTGATACCGAGACCCTGGGCTTGGAACGGAGTGCTATGCACGAAGCCAGCTTCTTCGACGTAGATACCAAGACCGTTCATGAATACATCATGCGCGCTCACGTGCTTTACGTTGACTCGGCTGTAGACCAAGATAGTGCACGGTTAGCAACTAGCCCCCTGGATGCGCATAGCCGTCAGAACTTCGATACCTGGAAGCCAGCTCTTAACAGGCACATGGAAGTGCTTGGAGCCAAGACCAGTGGCAACGTCTTAGAAGACATGAAAACCCACATGCCTTTCACGTACAAGCAAATACGTGATGGGAACGCTCCTCATTTACTTGGTAAGGAGACGGTAGCACAGTTAGAAACCCGTGTTGCCAAGTTCAAAGCCAAGGGCGTTATCGCAAACCTTGGCAACGTCGTACGGGTTGAAGACTTCGTAAGCCAGATTCTCCCTACTCATTTAAAGAGCAAGAAGATCTTATGGATTGCAAACGCTGCCTTTGAAGCCAAACAAGTAGGGTCACAAGCTGCGGCTTCAGCTGCCCAGGGTTTACAAGTAGATCTAGTATCTGGGCTAGAGACTCAGACTCGTGGAGTAGACCCGTATTACGTAACTGGTGCAAAGGTTAATAGCGCCAGACTTGGAGCAAGGCTTTCGGGCGATTGGCGGCCTGTTTACGAAGAGTACCTGAAGCCCCACGAGGGACTTGCTGTCCGAGACATCCTGGATGTCGAACGAGCTAACTACAGCTACGCTCGTAGCCTAGGACTCTATAAGGGTCCAGATGTAGGACTTAGTGTAGATACACAAACTCGTATCTGGAATGCTATAGAACCAGGTAGCTTCGACAGAGAATCACATAGAGCGGCTGAGGATGCAGCGACTCATGAAGCTCCTTTGCTTGCGCGCCATCTTGATATGGCAGATGTTCTTCGGGCAGCTGATAACAAAACCCCAGAGGGGCTTAGATACATCGAGCAAGCCCGTGCTAAGAGCGGCCCGTTGTACAGGGCTGCTACCTTCTTTGGTGCCGTGGATGCAAACCTACCGGCGATAGAGCGTCAGGGAGCTGGACAGCGCCTTGCAAGAGCCCAGAGAGACATACTCGCAACCGGTAAGAGTGTCCAAACCAGCGGGATTAGTAACCTGTTCGACGAGACACAAGATACACCTAGTAGTGAGACCACAATGCGTCGTGCCAACTGGCGCCGTGTTGATGAGAACCTAGAACAGGTTGGGCGTCGTATTGGAGGTGTTGGGCCCAGCATGGTATCGGAGGTAGCGGGGCTAGATCGTGCTGGAACCGAAGCGTTTGAAGCCGGGTTGGAATGGACTGTCAAAGGCGCCAGGAGCATAAAAAACGCACCATCTGCGCTACCGCCCTTAAGGGGCGCCCTTGGAGTTGCTGCCGGCGTGGTAGCCGGCCTTGGCCTAATAGGGGCGGTAGGTGGAGGAGGCAGAACGGAGCCTCCTGGGAATATAGTCTCATATGGGTACGAACAATGGCTTAATTCACAAGAGGGAATGGCGTCACAAGGTTGGGCAAAGGATAACCGTAAGCAGAACACGGACTTTGGTAGTCCTTACCGTGGACCTGTTGCCAGTAGTCAGGTTCTTTTCGATCAGGAACGCCTAGCAGAGCGTGAGAAATGGTTGAGAAGCCAATACGGCGCGAGACATTATGATCCTGTTAGTGGCTTATTTGGGCTTGAGAGCGTCTTCAAGTTCAGCAGGGGTGGATACTCGTACATCCAGGGAGGAAGCCCTGTAGCTGCCATGCAGGGGCTACGTGGCGATAACCTTATGGCCATCAACCTAAACGATGGTGGATGGAAAATCACGGCTCCCGATGCTGATACTATTACGTTAAAGCGTGGTGGTGTACGTGGTGGCGTCGCTAGTTTCTTTGGGTTGAACTCAGGCTACAGCTTCCGTCTTGCAGGAATTGATGCTCCTGAAACCGCACATGGTAATAACCCTGCACAACCTGGAGCTGAAGCTGCTGCTAGTGGATTCCGTTCTATGTTGGGCGGGAACATGGAGCTGGTCTTCGACCCTAATCAGGTCACATACGGGCGTCAGGTTGGTGTTCTTTTTGCAGATGGCAAAAACCTTAATGTCGAGGCCCTCAAGCGTGGTTATGCTGCACACTTGCCCTACGGAAGCAACAGAGACGCGTTGTTGGACTACCCGGCGTTAGCAAAGGCAGAAAAGAAAGTCGTAGATTCGCAACGAGGGATATACTCGACTCCGTGGGCACAGGCGATTTACGCTGCATCTGATGCTGGTGGCGAGCGCCTTACGATGAATAGTTTAGCTCGTAAAGAGCGACTGGTACAGAATGCTGGTGCTATGAGTATGGTTGCATACGCCGAGCAAGTGCAGGAACAAGGGTCTTTCGGTCCCGAGCAGAATCGAATAGCCAGAGAGATAGGGTCGTCGGTGACACTAAGAGGCTCCGACGAGGTTGGCCCTAGCTTCTTCTTCTCTCCGAACGCACCACACAAAACCTATCTTAGTGAACAGCTACAAGACATCAGTACCTTTACTAAAACCCATGGTACCGGTTATAGTCCTAATAAGTTTAGTCGTAGAAGTGGTTACGGTACGCTAGATAGTTGGTTGGCTGTAGATACTATGGGATCTTCTAATAGCCCGTGGACTAGAAAGAGATATGAAGCGTATGACTTGTACGAGACACAGAAGGGAATCAATCAGCGTCGTAAAGCGCAAATGGCTGAACAACAACGAGCAGTTAACAGCGTCATGTTTCAGAGTGGCATTGGCCACCATAGGATGTAGTAATGGGTAGTCAAAGTGTTTTGTCTCGTGTGATGGATTATGCTGGTGCAGGAGCTATGCTCCAGCTAGGTTTCGAACCCAACCAAGTGGACACTAGTGGTGTTACTCATTGGTCAGGTTATAGCCTTGATATGCGCAATGGCGGTGGCACTGGACGATTCCCTACTATGGCTGGAGCATCCAAAGGCTGGGCTAAGTTAGGTACTGGCGGCAAGATAATGGCTGTTGCGCCTGGTGCTATTGGACTGGCTTTCAGTGGGTACAGTATCTATCAGGGTGCCCAAGAAGGTGGGATTGGTGGTGCTTACGATGCTGCGGTTTGGGACCTTGCAGCGTCGGCTGGTGCTGCTCGGTTTGCTTTCGGAAGCAAGCACAACTACTCTCTTTCTGAGGCTAGCCAAAGAGGCATCAAGGGTGTCGGGACTAAGCTGAAGACCGGTGGCATGCTTAGCTTCGGCGCTAGATACATGGGCGCTGGCATTGGAGCCTCGATTGGACAGTCGATCGCAGGTACTCCAGGTGCTTTTATAGGTGGATACCTAGGCGCTGCGCCGATGAGCGCGATGATACGCCATCCTGGTGCTGCTGTTGCTATGGCAGGGTTAGCAGCCACAGCAACTGTCGGGTACGGTTCCTATCAGATTATTAAGAGCGTAGCAAAGGCGGGATACGCTCACGGAAGAATGCGACATGGTATTGACACCAGTGGATCGACTGCTGCGTTTATGACTAAGGGAGCGATGACAATGCGTAGCAGGGCCGTATCTGCTATACATAAGAGTCACTTAAACGCTCGCTCGGCTTTAGGGCAGGAGGCAAACTTCATGCATATGCCTAACAAGAGCTATCATTCTAATTACAGGTAAGCTAATGAAGTTCCAAAGACGTCTTTCGGTACTTATGTATCAGCTCGAAAGAGCTCGCGATGAGGGAATAGATATACTCGTCTATGGTAAAGGTGCGTATATAAAACTAGTTGAGAAATTAGTTTTTAACTTGTGTGAGCTTTACTTTCCAGGACATGTCCTTACTTTAACGGCAGAACCTACTGTACGAGTTCATTTCCATGGTGGAGGTAGCTTACTAGTAGTAGATTGCTCGCACGATGAAGAGCGTGGGCTTCAGTACCTCGATAGCGATTTGGGCTTTGCAAACATCGTGATTGCCGAGGATGAGAGAGGTGACATGATGGATGAGATGAAAACAGTTGTAATCCCGCTGATGGGACAGTACAAGCATGGTGCTGCGTTAATCGTGTTGGTAGAACATGGCGATTAATCTAGACACCATTGCGGAAAAGCTTCATATCACAAATCAGTATGGAGTCAGGTACCAGGATCCAGATGCACGTTTAGATGGGGATGAGGTCAAGTTCTTGGTCGACAAGTACCAGATCATGACTGATGTTCACCCCACCTGTATCTCCTGTCAGGCTCGTCAGTTATCTAAGTACGCCTCCCACACAGATAAGAACGGGAAGCCTATCGATCGGTTCCTCGTCAACTGTGAAGGGATTCCTCGCTCTCTACCTCCTGGTAGTGCTGGCATCATCAATAAGCTAGTAGCAGATGGTATGCCTCGTGAACGAGCGCTACTAAACCTTAAGGCTACGATTGATCCGGTTGCATGGGCTGAGCTTATGTTCGGGTTCGATGACAGCAAGAAGGCGTGGCATTTACGGTCGTATCAGAAGGAGCAGCTCCGCTGTAGCTCTCAGAACATCGTCATCAGAGAAGGAAGACGTAGTGGTAAGACCTTCATCGCTGCTGTTAAGCTTTTGTATCTTGCTCTCACCCGAGAAGTAATCGCTGGATATGATGACCAAGGTGAAGCTGTAGTCAGTGGTCCGACGATTATGATCGTCACTCCGTACCAGGCTCAGATCCTTAATATCTTTGATGAGCTAGAACGACTAATTAAGCTCAATAAAGATTTGAAGAAAAGGGTCACAACCGGTACTGGTGGAAACCTTTATGTTAAGACCCCGTTCATGCACATGGACTTTGAGAACGGTTCCGTCATCAAGGGTTTCGTAGCTGGTGTCGGTAAGAAGGTTGATGGCAGCGGTGGTGGTACCATGCGTGGGCAGAATGCCCAGGTCATCTATCTCGACGAAATGGATATGATTCCGGATGATGTACTTGAAAAGGTAGTTATGCCTATTCTGCTTACCGACCTTGAGGGTAAGGTTACGTTGATCGCCACTAGCACACCTATTGGTAAGCGAGGAAAGTTTTACAAGTGGTGCCTGGAGAGTCCTCAATACAAAGAGGATCATCTTCCATCTACCGTGCTTCCCCAGTGGAATAAGATCTCAGCACTTATTGAGAATGAGAACACGGAAGAAAGCTTCAAGGCAGAGTATATGGCTCTGTTCATTGATGGTGGTTACGGTGTTTTCAAACCTACATACATCTACGGTGCTCGTCAGGACTACAAGTATTCAGAAACCGCACACAACAAATGGTGGACTGACCATGGTGTTATTGACCGTGATAAGTTAATTATATGTATTGGTATCGACTGGAATAAAAACGCAGGTACAGAATTCTGTGTAACGGCTTATGACCCTATCTCTAATAGATACATTGTCTGTGAAACCATTAACATCACTGCCAATGAGTTCAGTAGTATTCGGTGGAAAGAAGAAGTTGTGCGCCTGAATTATAAGTGGCAACCTCACTACATCTACGCTGATGAAGGTTACGGCCATACGATTATTGAAGACCTTAAGCTTATGAGCTACCAGCTTCGTTCAAGACGAAGCCTCAATCTACGAGAGCAAGCCACTGCTAAACTGGCTGACCGCTTAGTGGCGTTCAACTTCAGTCAGAGAGTAGAGCTTCGTAACCCAATTGACAACACCCTTATCGTGAAGTCGGGTAAAGAGTTCTTGGTTGAGAACGCTGTGAGAATGTTTGAAGACCAGATTATTTGGATTAGCGTGCATGATGACATCCTCAAGAAGGAGCTTGAACACTACGTTATCCTTAGGCGTACGCCATCTACTAATAGACCAATTTACGGGCCAGACTCACACAACATTGGAGACCATAGACTTGATGCGCTAATGCTTAGTCTTGGTGGTATCCAGTTGGAGCAGGGATTGTACTCCGGTTCATTCAGCTTAAGCGCTAGTACGCCTTCGCACTTCTCACAAGAAGCCCTTCAGTCTCGTGGTGAAGAGATGGGCAATACACTAGAGGGGCTAAACAATGTCTTGAAGAAGAACACCTTTGCAGCGCCAGGTGCGCTTCAGGTTCTTTCTATCGCAAGACAGGGTGGCAATGAAGATTCTACTTCCGATTTAAGGGTTGGTCGCCGTACAAGAGGTAAGGAACGCTTTGAAGGTAAGTCGGTCCGTGATACTCTATTAGAGCGAGCAGCAGATTATCGTGGTTTCGCCACCGATGAAGAAGCCAGATTCGCCCAATCACAACCTAGTAAAAAAGGACCGAAGCGTAAAAGTCGCGGTCGAGGATGGGAACGATGAGTAATGCTAAAGTAGGTGCATTAAAAACACTAGCCAAGGGGTTCTTTGGTAGGACTATGGGTAGCTCGGCTCCCGCGTCTGGCAAATTCGTCAGGTCTAAGCCAGCGAAACTACCCATGTATGGGCCAGAGCGTCGCCCATGGACTTCCTATGTGCCACCTACAAGTCCTAAGACAACTGCCGGTGCGAATCCAGGAGCCTGGCAAGGCGCACCGCAACAGAACGCAATGGTTCTTTATCAGCCTCCTGCAGCCAAAGGTGCTACTGCGGGAAGGTTTAAAAAGGGCAAAGGTAAAAAGAAGAATATGCACAACTCCAAGAGGTACCAAGCCCCTACGAAAGGCGTTGGCAGTGGCCTTGGCGGGTTTGGTGGATTTGGTGGTGTAGCTGGTGGCATGGTAATGGGTGGCGTCGGTGGATACTGGGGAGGCGACGGTACTGCTGGAGACTTCGTAGGGGGAGCACTTATTGGCGGCGCAGCAGGAGCGGGGGCAGTCTCTTTCGCACATAGAGGAGCACTGAAATCTGCTAAGTTCGTTGGCGAGAGACTTGGGCAAGGCATGGGTAAGCACGCGGGTAGTGCAGCCAGAGCCATGCAGACTAAGAACGGGCGTGCTATGATGTTTGGCTCAGGAGCCCTCTTGGGCGGTGGTACTTTCGGAATGATGTTCGGGAATAACAGGTCTAGTAAAAGCCGTGGCTTCAACCAGCATAGAGGAAATGGATTCTAATGTTACAAGTATACGACGCAGACTTAGTCTTGCTCACTGCTTTACGCTCTCAATTTGACGGGCAACTAGGTGGTGATGCTGTTCAGTTATTTCATATCCGCAATTCGGATGCACTTAAGTACTTCACAAACATCTCGTTGGTGTATGTTCCTGGGGTAACAAACGCTGATGGAGTCTGGAGTGATACTGGATGGAGCATCAAGTACTTGTACGGTACGCGTAGACCTACAGAGTTAGAGTGGGACAGTATCTCAAGTGCACAGTCTGTAGTTATCCCGGATATTGGGGATACTAATGCTGGCGATGACAGTACTTATCATCCTGTTTGGCTTAGGGTTTATTGCCCCGGAAATCTAGATGCACATCGTAGGCTTGGACACACACTCAAGATCTCTTATCAAGATCGTGTAGTTGGTGCATAATGAGTGGCATCCTCCAAGACCCGTTTGATCCCCAGTTCACGCCTTCTGATCCGTTTCTTCCCACAGGTATGCCTAGAGAGGTTACTCCTGCATCGGAAGTAGATACAGAGGATCTGGTTGGCACTACAAACATGAACAAGGACGAAGCTCGGGCCGTTCACGCCAAGGCACAAGCTTTGTTAGCTCGTTCTACAAGGATTCGCAAGGGCATTAGCATCCTGCGCAAATCAATTGATGAGGAAGCCAGTCCTAAAAGTGGCTCCTTTAACTTTAATGTCGATGTATCCAAAAAAGCCTTATTACGTAAAGCTGTAAAGAAAGCGTTTGGCATTAAGAGTGATGTTATTACCTATGAGATGTATATTGCAGCACTCGAAGCAAAGCATAGGCTAGAGAAGAGTGAAGCTGAAGACTATATCAAAGAGGCATAATGGCTGGTTTTCTAAAAAGACTCTCCGGTGGAGAAGATGCATTTGCCGCAGATGAAATGCGGGAGGAAATGTATCTACGCTTATTCCCTAAGATTGGTCGAGACTTCGTTACAATCGAAGACCTAATTGATATCTTGATTGATATGTCTGAGGGTAGGTACCAAGACTCCTCAGAGCTTGCTATGGCGATTAGGTCAAAACACAATGCTTTGGAAAAGGCAAGAGAATACAAGCGGTTGCTAGATTACGATCTAGCAGGTGATTCTCGATACAAAGACTTAATAGATCTGGATGACTAATGGCTACAGCGATTAATTACAATGACAGGATGCTGTATGAGCATCTTGGACTAATCATTGAGCAGTACGAGAAGGCTGCGCTAGAGAGCGGAAGCCGACAAGGGTTTCTTGCTACTGCTAATGGCCCTCTTGCGGCTATGGATTCTATACTGGAATCTACTGAAATTGTTCTTGAGGGCAGTGAAGATCCTGATGCTGAAAGAGATCCTGGCACCCCTGGCTCTGTAGGAGATCCAGAGGTACAACAGGGCGTACAGTTGATTAGCGGTGAGCACGCTAGCATCACCGTGGAGAACACTGGTGACAACCTGTTGGACGTTAGCGTATCTGCTGGCTTTGACTTGTCTCTGGATGATGATCTTAGAGAAGCCTTGGGTGAAGAGTTCAGTGCCAATGCTTCCGAGTGGTTAACAAACTGTCTAGGTTGCGAGGGACGTACTGAGTTCTCCTGGCAGCTGCAACCTACAAACTTGCTAGGCCCCATTGAGGGCCTAATGGATGATATTGAAGCCTCTATCGGGTCTTTTAATGCACAGATTAATCCCTTTGGTTTGATCGATGATTTGTGCAACATGATGAACGGTATAGACTTCCTGTGTATTCCAGACATCGTAGGCATGTTGATGGGACTGAAGTTATTACTGCGTAAGTATCTAACCTTTGCGTTGGAGATCAGATTAGATTGGACTGCAATCGTAGGGCCTTTACTCAAGGTTATTCTTGATGGAATTAATAGCTTTATCCAAATGATCTCCGGTGTTATCCAAGCTCCGTTAGACTGTGCAATAGGTGCTCTAAACACAGTACATCAATTTCAGCTAGGACTCGGAAACGCACTTAAGGAGCCTGTGCAGATTGCGCGACGGTTTGAAGAGAGAGCTGTACAGGTTGCTGGGGTTGCCCAAACCATTGAGGATGGTACACCTGGCTTAGAGGTTGCCCCGATAGATAATGAAAGGTTTGAGGCATACGTTAACTTTCGAGATATTTCGGCAGAAGATGGCCGCATTAACACTAGAGACCGCAGAATATCAGAACCAAAGACTTCTAATTTCTCCCTGAATACTGGCTACCAGCTTGATATCAACACTAGCCTCCCAGATGCAATGAAGGATCCAAGCTTCTTGTTTGCTGATTGGACACCCAAACTAACGCTTGCAATGGCGGATGCCAAGCGTTGGATTCAGGACCTAGATGGTAAAATACAATCTTCTATTGCTAGCGTTCAAAGTCTTACTTCTAATGGGCTGACGGTTCAGCTTGGGAACCTTGGCTTAATTGTATTCATTTACGATATGATTTCCCTCATACTCACCGCTCTTCGTCTGCGCCGCACCAACCCTAATGTTTCTGATTGGTGTCAACTTATCCAGGAAAACCCTGACGAAATTAGACCACTGCTCGATCGCTCTACTAGCCGTACTATAGGTATGCTTTCCGAAGAGAATGCAATTGCGCTATACTCTGGTCCAGAGAGAGTCGGACGCATACGAACCTGCTACGACGATGACAATGTACAAAGTGATATGTTGCGTAAATGGATTAGTGAATTGAAAGGAGCTACTACATGAGACCAGAGTTAATTCATGAACTGATCGATATGCGTAATTTGCGTACGGCTTCCGAGCATGATGCTGCGGCTGCACTTGCAAAGAAGCAAATGGTTCCAGCTGGCATTCTAAAGGTACGTGATAAGAAAATTGCTTATACCCACCGGTATAGAGACCGGTGGCATCGTCCTGAATATGACTTTGACGAGCTGTCTATTGCGATAGATAGTGACTCGTACATGATGCGTGCCCATCGAAAGAAGGTTAATCGCACAGTCGTAGCAGGTCATGACATTGTTGGCCCGAACAAGGAAACAGTTAAGTACATTAAGCGTCGGATTAAAGAGTTTGAGTGGGCTACAGAACGGCTCTGGGATGAGCTGGTAACTACTGTTTTTATGGATGTTGCTCGATACAATAACTGTATGGTTCACAAGGTTCGTAACAAGGATCGCTCAAGTGGCAATCCTTATAAGAGGTTTGGCCAAGAAGTCCAACCTATTGCAGGGTTGTTTGTTTTGCCTTTCGAGACACTGGAGTTTCGAAGTAGATCTAATGGTTCGCTCAAGAAGGTCCAGCAATCTATGCCGGGTGGAGAGACTAAAGAGTATTTCCCACGGGATTTGATTCACTTCTACACTAACCGTAAGCCTGGCTTTAGCGTAGGTACTCCTGAGTTGCTTCCAGCCCTAGATGACATCGCTTTGCTACGTCGTATCGAAGAAAACGTGGAAGACCTGATTGAAGCTAACTTGTTTCCAATGTTCCATTACAAGGTAGGCACCGATGGTATGCCTGAAAGAGTAAGTCCGGACGGGGTTAAAGAGACTGACGTCGTTAAGCGTACTGTCGAATACATGCCAGCTGGTGGAGTTTATGTCTCTGACCATCGTCATGAAATCACTGCTGTCGGTAGTGAAGGTCGTGCTTTGCGCATAGATTTTTACCTAAATTACTTTAAGAGTCGCGCACTTGCTGCTATTGGAGCATCTGCTATTGATATGGGGGAAGGCGATAGCGCCAACAGAAGCACAGCGAGCACCCTTTCTAAAGGGATGCTCATGGACATCGAAGCTGTTGGAGTTGTTGTAAAGCGCTTTATTGAGTTCTACTTGTTCAATGAGCTTCTATTAGAGGGCGGTTACGATCCACTAGATGATGAGCAGGCAGTTCATATCCGGTTCGGAGTAGTAGATAAAGAGGAGAGGCGAGCTGACCAGAATCAAGCTATCCAGATGTGGCACGCCAACCTCCGTACGCTAGACGATACTATGTCTGACTTGGGTTACGCTCCTTGGGAAGAGGCAAACATGGATAGAACATTCAATAAGATGTTCGCTGAACCGATAGCTCTTATTGGTGGAGTGTCTCCAGGCTCTGCGGCCGGCGAAACACTTGCCGGCTTATCTGCTTCAAATATTACACCAGAGGCAGTTAATAAAGAAAAAGCTTTTACCGAAGCGCAGGCTAAGGCTGCTGCTGCAAAAACTGCTTCTTCCGCTTCTGGAACGAACGGTTCTTCCGGTAGCAAGGCGGCTTCTGCCAACAAGGCTCAACCTGCTAATCAGCATGGCAAGAGAGCTTCTGCTAAGACAACTAATGATGCGAGCGTACGCATTTTAAATAATACATTTGTCGTGGCTTGCGATGAAGAAGTATCTGCTGCTAGTATCTTGGCATGGAAGCAACTCGTTGAGAAACGTTATAATGAGTTGTCTGACTTTGGTGTAACTTTGGAGTCTGTAGTGTATAATCTATCTTGGAGACTCGGAGAATCTAATGCTTAAACTAAACGATATATTTGAAGTTCGTCCGGACAAGTCCTTAACGGATCTCAAAAGGTCTGAAAAGTTTAAACTGATGGACTCAGTGATGGGTCGCGATAGCGGACGAGGGCTTAACGTAGACTTTCTACTTAGCTCCAGTGCCCGTCGTACCAACAACCGAATCTACACACCTCATGGCCAGAAGGCCGGAGTAGACAGCTGGACGAACCCGTTTGACTTACCTATTCTGCGCAACCACGATGCTAATGAGGATCCAATAGGACGCTTTAATAAGGTCGATTGGGTATCGTTAGACAATGAAGCAATGGCTTTCTTTAAGAATGCTCAAGACTTCATGAACTTCAAATCTCTTATAGATATGAACGATCCTGAAAAGATCTATAAAAGCCTTCTTAAGCGCAACCTGTTAACGGACAGTGCTTGGCCCGGACTAGGTGCCCTCAAGGCACAGGCCCGTATTTTAGACGAAGGCGCCGTTGAGAAGTTCCTGAATGGAACCTATCTAACATTTTCTGCCGGGTCCCATACGGACCGCTATGCTTGTGGTCTTTGTGGATCAGATTGGGCACAGGATGATTTCTGTGAACACATTCCTGGCGAGATGCATGATGGCAAACCCGCAGTATTTATCACTGGAGCCTTTAACGGGGCAGAAGCCAGTGTCGTAAATATGCCCGCAAACAAAACTAGTCAAGTCGAAGGAATCTCTTTTGGTGACTCTGCACCGTGGGCTCATGTAGTCAACAATGCCGATGCCTTCAAACAAGATACATCGACTATTTTTATTACCGATGCACACATCAACATAGGAGTTCCTAAGATGCATGTTGAAGATAAAGGTGCGAAGGATACCACAGTACCGGCCGCTCTGAATACTGATGAATTGATTGCGCAATTAAGCGCAGTGATTGATCAAAAGCTTGAAGATAAGCTTGCAGAGTTTAAGAAGGAATCACTAGCTAAGGTTGAAGATGCCGCTATTGTCGAAGACGTAGTTGTACCTGAAGTTGAGGTTGTAGTTCCTGAAGTTGTAGTTACGGATGCACTTGTGCTTCCATGGCAACTTCTAGAGTTCGCACTGTTTGGCAAGCTTGGTGATGGACGCGTTGACGAGAGTACTCTAGAAGACTCTTCGTTTGCTGGTCCAGAACGAGTATTTCCTGTCGCAAACGCAGCCTACCTTTCTGCCGCAGAAGAGCTAATTGCAACATCTACTTTTGATGAAGCAACTCAAACTGCGTTTACAGATGCCCTCTCTACTTTCTCGTTCGAAGCCGTAGATGAGCTTGTGACTCTACGTCGTGATTACGCTGAGTCTTTGAATCAGATTGGATCACTTCGCGAAGCTTTAGCCGAACTTAAAAATAAGGTCGCAGAGCTTGACAAAGTAGAAGTTACGGTTGACAATGTAGACAGTTCAATTGACAAATCAAAGATTGAGGCCAATGGCCCGCTCGAAGACCAAAGCATCACTTCTAGCCAAGATGGCAAGAGAGATAAGCTTGGCACCTATGAGCAATCAATCGTTGATCGGTACAATCACATTCTGACAATTGATGGCGCATCGCAGGCTAACCTGTATGTCAATCGCAAGATTGCCAAGGGTCATCTATCGAATAAATTCGATATCACTAAATTTCTTAAGGAGAACGACTAATGCCTGCAAATCGGACACAGTCTACTTTCAACACTCGTAATGATGTCTTCGGTAGCATTACGCCTAACTGGCGTGTACAAGACCTAGCACGAGTTCCTCATGGTGAGTGGAGACCAGCCAACTGGCTACCAGTCCAGTTCACTAAAACCAACATGAACGCTGGCCCCGACGCCTACGTTATTTCCAGTGGCAAAGTAGTTGCCATGGATGCACAAGGCAAAATCGTACCTGCTGGTCTTCGCAAAGCGTTTACTAGCGAAAATGAAGCCGATGTGGTTCTTAGCTACACTCAGACTGATGTTGACTGGGGCGTTTACGACCTTACGACTGGTCAGCGTGTTTCGGCCGCAGTTAGTTACAGTGCTACCGCGCTTGCTCAAGCACTAGTTAACCGTGGCCTAGTCCGTGGTTTGACTGTAGCGGCTACTGGTACCACCAACGTTACCGATGAAAACGCCGTTGTTGCTGCCTTTATTAGTGAAGCGATTGGTGTCGCAGCTTATGATGTACATGTCTGGTCGGGACTTCCTGAAGAAGGCGACCAGTGGTTCATGAACTACAGCAAGCAAGCTCACATTCAGTTCTTGACTGAAATCCAGGCCGAAGTCCCACACATGACTCATGATGCTGTTCAGACTGAAGTTGCTCTTGATGTGTCGGATCTCGCACTAGCTACCTCTGTTACTAGTGGTGCACGCCCTACTGCTCTGACTCCAGTTAATGCAACTGGTATCGCTACGTGGACCCGTTACAGCGATGTAATCGCCACTGATACTCTGGTAGCAATTCCTCTGACTAAGCAAAATTTAGCTGGCGTTACAGAACGCACTGCAATTACTTCTAGTATTGCTGGCGTCTTGGTTTCACGTAAGTCGCATTACTCTGATATCGCTGCTGAAGGCGACTGGTATCTAGACGCTGCGTTCGGTGTTCTGTTTATTCACTCTGCAACCTGGGCAACCTTGGTAACAGACGATAGCGACCCAGTTTTCACTTACTTTTACTACAGTGCTTCCGCATCTGCTGCAAGTGACCGTTACATCCACTTTACTGGCAGTGGCGTTCCTGGCAATTACGTCAGTTACGATGTCCACAGTAATTTCTGCATCATGGGTAGTGCCAATGATGCACTGGGCTTAACGAATGTTCGTTCGCTTGGACGCCTACATGCTCTTACCTCCGAGCCCAAGGACTTGCTTGAACTAGTCAAGACAGCCTTTGACCTCGACGAGATGTCTGCTACTGGCAAGATGCCAGGTAGCGCAACCCGTGGCTTCTCGGATAAGATTACCTTGTCTGGCGAAAATGTCGCAGACCAACTTGCCGTTATTACGGTTCGTATCTAATTTAAAGGAGAATACAAATGAATCTTCAGCTACGAGACGGTAATAGCGTACCTCTTCCTACGGAAGAGGTTGCTGCAACCCGATACATGGCCGACCTGTTTTTGAACAAAGGGCAAAATCAGGAAGACGGAATTAACATGGAGTGGGCAGACCTCTACCAGGCTTATCTAAAGCCTGGCCAAAAGGATGCTGTCGCGACTTCAGAAATTCGTCCGCTACTTCAATCGTCTATGGAAATCCTAATCCGCGAACCTGTAGAACCGATGATGATCATCACTGGTTTGTTTAATCGGGTCGCTGCTAAGGGTCTACAGACGCAAGTACTTGCTGGCGCTATGGGAGCAGTTGTTGCTGCCGATATTCCTGAGCATGGTACCTATCCTGAAGTGATGTTCCAGATTGGTGGCGCGTTGCAGACGGCTTGGATCGGAAAGAGCGGTATTGCCGTTTCCTTCACTGATGAAGCTCTGCGATACAGCACTTGGGATATCATGGCACTAAACCTTCGCTCTATGGGTAAGGCGCTTGTTCGTCACAAAGAGCAAAAGGCAGTGGCATTCCTTCGCACACTTGGTACCGAGTTGTTTAACAACGCGAGTCCTACGACTTCGATGTTTGGTGTTTGCACTGGACGTGGAATTGACGGCTCTGCTAATGGTTCACTGACGATGGACGACCTCTTCAAGGGCATGGCCCATATGGATGAGGAAGGGTTTAACCCCGACGTTCTTCTGATGAACCCACAGTTCTTCTATCTGTTCATTCAGGACCCACTGCTTCGCGGCATGGTTCTAAGTGGTGCTGGTAGCACGTACTTTAACCGCAGCTCTGGCACTGCTGGACCGATGGACCCATGGTCTAACGGCTCAATGGGATCGCGTGGCCCAAGTCTTGGTAACAAGATTACTGCCGCTAACAGTCCTGCTGGTGGAGCCGCTACGGGAATTGCTGGTCGTGAGCACGGTATGACTGCCGCGCCTAACCTTCCTAGCTACTTCCCGTTCCCGTTCCGCATTGAAGTCTCCCCGCTTGTTCCTTTCGATGCTGCTAGTCAGCTCGGCGACATTTACCTGCTTAGCTCTGGTAATGTCGGCTTCTACCTAGAAGACGAAGCAGTTCGTCAGGTCGAATGGCGTGATGAAGCAGTTGACTCGGTCAAGGTTAAGTTCCTCGAACGTTATGGCTTTGCCGTAGCACACGAAGGACAAGGCGTTGGCGTATTCAAGAACGTGAAGCTTGCACGCAACTGGTTCGACGGTGTTATCAGTAACATGAGTCTGAACATTGACGCTGAGATTTCGCCAACCGCGTCAGTACTCTAAGTCAAGTAATTTAAGAGTTCACGAGGGAGCCTCTTTTGGGGCTCCCTTTTGTGTTTAACTGGTAAGTCAACTTACTTTCGTTTAAGATGGAGACAGTATGGACAATTGGTTTAAAAAACGCTTACCAGAATTAGATTTGCTTATTAGTTTTGATGAAGGGGTGTTGAACCTCGACGACATTACACAGCTAGATAAGGCTGTTTTTGATGAAGAGATAGAAGCTCATACAATCGTCGTGCATGAGAATGGCTCACTGGAAGGTGTAGAGGCTGTTGAGTCAGCTCCCGAGAGCCCTGTTAAATTAAAGAAGGCTTCTGTTGAAGTTAGAATCAAACATGGACTTTCCGAACAGGAGAAATAATGGCTATTCCAGTAGTAGTATCTACCTACCCAGCTGACAGCGATGTCGGTATCCCTGTGGGAGCTACGCTTTTAGTTTACTTTGATACAGGAGTAGACGTTCTTACGGTTAAGGACTCTATTGTTCTTTACGGTAATGATTCGGATATTACTTCGGGTCCCGACTCCGCTATATGGATTGACCAGCAGACTGGCAATAATCCGTACTACCTGACTTCTCCCGGATTCAAGGGAGTCGTACCTGTTCTCATTGAATTAGCGTACTATACGCTGGGTACTACTACAGAGGTTGACCCTGGGCTGCTACTTACTGCAGCTGATGAGCTTGCAGCTAACGTAGGCCATGTGGCCAAGATTACTGTTGACCCTGATTGCAGTCCTCAGTTGAGTAAAGATTTGGTGTACCAGTGGCATATCGTTGGTGATCCTGATTCACAAGATACTGGCATTAGCTCCCGTACAGTATTTGATGTTGTTGCTGATGTTGGCAATACCGGCTTAGGAGCCGTACTTGCTACTGGTACCTGGACTGGTGTCACTGCTGATATAATCCATGTCAAGATAACTAAGGATGGCGACATTGGGGTTGCTAAGTACAAATGGTGGTATGAGTCTGAAGGGGAAGGAGCTGCAATTCCGGGTAATATAACTAGCCCCAGATTCAGGTCTGTAGATGAGGGGTCTAAGATTAGGTTCACAGGTAGTGGCTTTATAGTTGGAGACGCTTACGAGTTTGGGCTGTCTCCGATTGAAAGACTTGCCACGAACACTGTTCTGTCCTTTTCTACCAATGATGGGACCTACACTACTGCACCTGCAAGTCCAAGCACTCCTGCTAGTAGCTCTCCCCCCACGTTTGCGTTGCCTAGTAATAACAATATCGCTTTCGCTATCGCAGAAATGTTTCCCCTGCATGCTAGTTACAACGTCGATGTGAATAACAGAATCATTTCTGTTGTCTTCACGGACGCGATTGACGCTGCTACTATTACCAACGAATCGGTAAAGCTGTGGAAGTACCCTGTCTCTGGGCATTACGAAGGTACGTACGAACCAGTAGAGCTTCAAAAGACTTTAACAGTCGTTGGCTCGACGCTAACAATCGAATACTAAGGGTGGCATAGATGGCTTATCATCGCGGGGCGGTTCTAACTGGACAGTCTATCAGCTTAAGAATCGTTTTCACTGACGCTGCGGGGAATCTAGTAGACCCAGATGCCGTGCCAGACTTGTATATCTATGATCCGACTGTGGACTCAACTACAATTACTCTTGAAGTAGATGCTCGAACCTACGCTTCTGCTGCGTCTGGACCAGTAGTGAGCACTCGGCTGTCTACTGGATACTACTCTTACGAGTATACTGTGCCTACTGGTTCGGCTGAAGGTCTTTGGAGAGATGTTTGGGTCTGCGAGATTGACACAGCTTTTGTATCAGAAACGTTCTCATTCACAGTAACTGTTGGAGCTTCGCTTAGCGATCAGTCTATTGGTAAAAACACAATGCTGGTTGTAGAGCTAGATAGCACGATTACTAATACTGCTGGCGATCAGTTCTTAGATTATACTAAGCTCTACTACACGACAGTCTATTCTCCGCTCTATGCCTCTCCAGACCTTATGAGGCTGGAGGTTGGCAAGTGGATTGATTGGATCCCCGACGATACGTTAGCGCTTATGATTCATTGGGCAAGTCAAGAAGCCGACTTTATCCAGGGCGCAATACCCAGTTCGCAAGCCAATCTACAGCTAGCTCAGACTAAGTTTGTTGTGTACGATGCTGCTTATCGAGCGCTTATGATTCCTGGACAGGGGTCGGTTGCTGGTTCGACCGGACAAAAAAGTAAAAGTCTCGGTGACCTCTCTATCAAGAATGGTAAGGGAGAAACTGTAGCTGATGCATCTACCTTGGCTTGGATAAAGCAATGCAGAGAGGAGTGGTTTAGAGTCTTGAACGCCGGTGGCAATATTGTTCCAGGCCAGGGCTTGAATCCTACCTATGCAGTTAAGGGTGGTTCAGATCCAGATAGGAATCGTCGTGGGCGTCAGTGGGCGTCTCCTAGCGAATATCCGTACGCTGTACCTACTGCTAACACTTGGGTGCGCAGAGAGGGTCAAAGAAGAAGCAAAAAGGCCTTTGGAGATCGCTTTAGTCGTGGCTCTAGAAATAATCATTACGAGGACTAGAATATGAGTACACGTAGGCCAAGTCTTTGGGGAGGCCAGTCCAATCAAGACTGGCGTGTACCTACCGCTAACGCTGCTGTACATTCAGAAGTGGACCTGCGCGCCGAATTCGATTGTATTGTATTTGGCGATGAGACACATACTGCACATGGTAGATGGATTTTATTAAGACGTATGCGTAGGGACGCTGATGGCGCTCCTACTTACTGTACGTGCATGGCTGAACAAACAACTCGTGAACCGGATCCTGATTGCAGTTATTGTGGAGGTGAGGGTTACCTCTGGGATGAGGAGTGGCTAAAGGCTCATAGCATGTATGGCGGGTCTGATTCAGGACTGTTACGTCGAGAAACTTATATGGCTCCTGGCGCTATAAGGGTTGATTACAAGATCTTCTTTGTTCGTTACGATAGCGATATTAAGTACGGTGATAAGATTGTTGAGATTCGCCTTGATGTTGAAGGTAACATTGAGCTACCATACATTAGAGAAGCGATTTATAAACCGCAGACTGTTAATGCATACAGGTCAGACCATGGACGTATCGAGTACTTTGCAATCTATTGTAGAGAAGAAGATGCGATTCGATCTGATAACCCACAGAGCTAGATATGTCAGAACCTACTAGTAAAATCACCGAAGTAATAGACCCAGCTCTTTTGGATGGGCGCGAAGGTATATCTGTAACTATTGGCGAGTCTGCTACAGAGAATAAGTGGGAGGTGCCCACTTACTTACGAAGTTGCTTTGACTTAGATCTCAATCGCTTTGTACCCAACACTATACCGATGACGTTAGAACGTTTCATTGAGGTTGCTGGCTTAGTTATTGAGGATGCTCAAGATAGAGAGGGAGTCCCGGAAAGTGAGCGAGTGCTTTTGATTGAGGATTATCCTGCAGAACAGATGGAACGCCTTGGTGACACTGTTATTGTATGGAAACTTAAAGACCGTCGTCCGGCAAGAATGTCAGCAGATGGCAAGAGCAGATCGCAGCCGGGTTATACTTATGACTATTCATTCCGCTCTCCTACGAACCCAAATATGATATTAGAGGTCGAGGGCAGACCTATCGATCACCAAATTGAATTTGCGATTTGGTCTAAGTATGCTAGAATGGCGAATGAAAAGGCACTTTGGTTGGAACGATTGTTCGTCAATCATAAGTGGGCCTTCACAATCCAGGGAGCTGATCGCTTTATCTGGACTGGAAGAGGCATAGATACCTACCAAACTACTAATGGCCAGCGTCTTTATATCCGTCCCTTGACTTTTTCTGTCAGGCTACGTGACTTTAGAATTAAGGCTGATCCTATAATCAAACAGTTTTTAATCGACATCGAAACTACTACGGAGGGCCAGTTAAGAGCTGGCGCCATAATAGATTCAATCAGTCAGGAGGGCTAAATGCCTTATATCAACATCCCCGGAATCAGAGCTGCATTCAATGACGGCGAGTTCGCTGCCCTCAGAACCACTGGGCAAGACAACATCTTAATTGTTGGACCTGCTACTAGCGGGCTAACAGATACTCGATTCAACGTCGCTTCTGTATCTGCTGCCGTTGTAGAATTTGGGGCAGCGTCCCCAATCATGCGTCAGGTCCAAGAGGCACTTGCTCAAGGCGGCAACAACGTCTCAGTCCTAAGAAGCGGCGGTAGAGAAGGATCGTATGTCTTTACTGATAGCGCTGGTGCCACGCTCACCATTCGCCCTTCGTCTCGTGATAACGAAATCCTTGAACGCTACGCCCTCTTCGTCGAGAATGACGGCCTAGATAACCGCTACCTCATCTACGATATTACCAAGCAGAATTGGGTTTACGATTCGGATGAAGTCCTAGTCTTGAATAGTGATGTTATTGAAGTTACGGATACTGGGATTGGCCTGTTTACCCTCTTCGTTCGCTCTACTCCACATCTTGCATCTAGCTTAGCCACTCTTGTCAAGCAGGATTATACCGTTACTGGAGCCATCACTGCTACTAGTTCTGTTTCTACTGCTGGAACTGATGGAACTAGCGTCTCTCTTGCAGAGCGTTACGCAGCACTGAATACTAGTTACTTCAATCTCGACTTCAAGGATGCAGATTATCTCCTTCCTACTGATGTTTACTTTGATGACGCTACTGTCGTAGACTTCAAAGCTGTCAATAAAAGCTACGATCCAGTCGATGCAGATACCGACCTTGGTCGCTACGGAAATTACTTCAAGGGTATTCCTGTAAAAGGCGATTCTACCGACATGCTCGGTTGGGTATGGGAATATGTATATCGCGGTAAGAAGTACACCTACATGGCCGATGTAGAGGACTACGCTACCGGTGTAGCCGCCACCCCAGTTGCTGCAACTCTTGTTGCTCAAGGCGACTTGGTACTTACTGCGCAGAAAGCAGGTAAGGGTGGCAATGGCATCCGTCTAACAATTAATGCATCTACTGATGCTGGTCCTAATGTAACATTTACTGAAACTGCTATAGGGTTTGATATCCTTGTTTCGGATGATGGTACTGCTTCTATTGGTGACACTGTTATTGCGATCAATCTTGCGCTAGGAACATTTGTTCTTGCTAATGGTGTGCTGGCTAGTACTCTCGTACAGGCCGCTGGAGTAGGTGCTGGCACCCTAGTAGATGCAGCTGTTGATCCGCTTACTAGTGGTACCGGTGGTGCTGTTCTTACTCATACGCAATTGACTGGCGATACTGTTCCTACTGTTGTGGCAACAAGATTTGCTGCTGCTGTCGATGCTGAATTCCGCGAATGTAACTTCGGACATCAGCTTGCTAGCCATTGCCATGTCGCCTCAACTAATTGGAGCACTACGGTCGGTATGATTAGCTTCAAGCCTCCTACTGGCTGGTCTCGGGCTGTTGTTGCTGACTGGGTTGGTGAGTTGCCAGCCTATATTGACCAGGGCACTTACAAGTACATTGACCTCGAAAGCGCTAATGGCGCTGGTATCCTTGGACACAAGCTCTTGGCTGGTGCCGTAATTGAGTCAAATGGCTACCGTAGCCATCTGGTAACTGACGGTGATGGTACTGATGGTATTCAAGGTGGTGGACTAATCCTTACAGTAGGAGCTTCGCTGCCTAATGGTGTGAAGCACCCTTACGGTATCAAAGATGCTGATGAAGCTGTTGGTGGTTCTGGCAAGCCGATTGATATCGGTAAGTACTTGTTCATCACTTATGATTGGCCAATCCTTTCAAATGGCTACGATGGTGGTAGTACTTACCGTGGTGATTTTACCGCAACGTTTGCAGGTAAGATTGCAACGTTGCCTGTTAACGAAGAGCCTATTGGACTAAATGGATTTGTTAGGTCTGTCCAGCGCCCTCCACGTATCCATAGCGCGCAGCTAAGTGAACTTGCTGGGTTGCGCACTATTGGTCTTCGCCAGGAAGACGGTGCTGGGCTGGTTATCACCAGTGCTAAAACCGCTGCTCACCCAGATAGTGACTACACCCGGCTCTCTACCATTCGGTCTGTTAACGCGATACTGACTCGTGTCCGTCGGATTGCTAAGCCATTCATTGGTCGCGCATACACTAGTCAGAACATTATCTCTCTACAGACTGCTTTAGATGGATACTTTCAGGCTTCATACGGCGGACTCCACACTGGAGCTAAAGCCGTTATTCAATACACTCGTGCAGACAAGATTGCTGGTCGCTTGACCATTAAGCTACGTATTGTACCGCCCTTTTCAATCGATGCAATCTTCGTCGAGATCTCTCTCGCCGCTGACGAATCAGAACTATAATACTTAGAGAGGTAGCCAATGGCTAACACATCATTAGAGCTGAGCCGTCAGTTTACTAGTTTCTCGGGCGTAGACATCCGCGCCGTTATCGACGGAGTGCCGATCGGATCACTCCAAGCAATCTCGTATGCTGTACAGCGTGAGAAAGCTCCAATTTATGTAATGGGTCGGGCTGACCCACTTTCCTTCTCTCGTGGTAAGCGTGGTATTGCTGGAACTATCATCACCTTGATGCTGGACCAACATATGATGCTTGAAGCGCCATTCGCTAATCGTCAGTTTATTGCTGATAAAGATGAGATCTATGCTTCTTCGGACGATCTTAATGACGTCGACCAACCAGGCGAGAACGGCACTGGCCTTTCCAACTTGCAGCGCTTAGATGGGGGAGCTATTGACAGCGAGGTCTTCACTGCTGACGATGTTAGTGACGCTTACCAAGCTAGTTCGGCTTGGTACGTAGACCAGATCCCTCCATTCGATGTAGCCATTGTTGCCGCAAATGAGTATGGAAAGGCTGCTACGATGCGTATCTATGGCATTGAGATCCTTAACGAAGGTTCTGGATTCTCAATCGACGACATGGTTATCGAAAACCAAATGACTTACGTCTGCCGTACTATCCTGCCATGGCAAAAGCTTGGCCAGTGGAACTTTAGCGAGAGTGGCCGTGGGGCAAACTTCGCAAGTGTTGGTCCCAGCGTGAACCATACTAGGTAATCAATGATTGTGATATAGTGGTGGTCAGGTATAGCCTGGCCATTTCTATTTGGAGCGTTCATGAACAACGATAAACATAACTATAGTTTCAGCGGGGCTGATGCTAGGATCTTTACTTATTTTACGGATGCCCCACAGCTTATTAGAGAGCTTGGTAGTGTTCATACTATTAGTATTTCTGTACATGAAGCTAAGGGTCAGGCTCGTGCGCTTGGCCATCGCGGAATCAAAGGCTTAGCTCGCGGTGTCCGTACGATTGCTGGGTCTATTATCCTTACTGTAATTAATGACCATCCACTTAGAAGTGTTTACGACCAGTTGCTTGAAGGTGGTTCTGAGAGTCAGCTTGGCTGGTCGATGGATAAGAGCCTAGTTGGTACAGGAAGTATGGTTGATAGCTATAGTCTTAATACTCGTATGCCTACGTTACTTCCTCCATTCAATATTGGAATCCAATATGTACACGAGATGGCTAGCGTTGGAACAGTTATTGGCAAATATAACAGAGATATTCTCTACTCTGAAGATGTCCAGAGGGTTAGTGGTGCCGGCTTGCTGTTGAGTGAAGTAGAATTCCTTGACGATGGGCTAGTAACCAGTACCAATGATATTGTTACTGAGATTACTTTATCTTTTATCGCCTGCGACTACAAACCTCTTTCTGCTTTTGATGCCTCTACTATACAAAGGCATCAAACCCATCCTCCCAGAAGGCATGCTCAAGAAATTCAGAGGGAAATGCGAATTCTTGAAAAGCCAGAAGGAAGTCCAAGCATAGATTATAATGCAGAAGAAGAGAAGCGGCTACAAGAGGCGTTCAGTGATTACATTGGTATCGATAGAGTGCGTCAACACGAGTCTACAGCCATTCCCCTGAGTTAATAATGTCTTTCTATCCTTTTGAATACTTCTGTGGTGCAAATGTTGTCGTTAAGATCGAGGGTCTTCCATTACTGGAGATTGCTGGTATCTCTTATGAGATTACTGAGAGCAAGAGGCCTCTATTCGGTTATAGTTCGCGACACTTTGATGGTGTCGCTCGTGGGCAGGTACTAATCGAAGGCTCGTTAGTTATCAACTACGTTCATCAAGACTATCTGTATCATGGTATTAACCTTGGTGTTAAAAGCCAACGGGGTGGTACACCCGATTTATTGAGAGCACCTGATGGTGATGTATCGCAGAACTTTAGAAATCACGACAACTACTCTGCCGCTGAAACCTACAGGGAAGCCCCTGGTTTTGCTCAACGCATGAAGGATACCCACTGGGTAACCGGTCAGAATAGTATTCGCTCTGAAGTTCTTCCGACTTTTAATGCGCATGACCTTGCACGCGGTGTAGACATACGTATAATCTACGGAGAACAAAGTGAAGAAAGACCTAACGGCATCACTGGTGAATTGCTTCGTGGTGTTTACTTTAAAGGCCGTGGGAAAAGAATAGAGATAAGTGAAGACGTAATTGTTGAAGCCTATAGTTTCTTTGCCCGAAATACTTACTCACTCAGGAACCCAGCTGATTTTGCGGTAATACCGCTTCCAGAAGATGCACTCATCAACGATGAGGCTTTGCTTGTTGGTGTCAGTCCTCCTGAATAACCATAGAGAATACAATGAAAGTTAATACCCCGAACGCTAGACAGCTAGAAGCCCTGCGGCGCAATGCCCCTTCTGCTGATGACATTCTAGATAACCCAGCATACATGGAAGAGCTGGGGCAAGAGATTTCTAACAGTTACGACCAAGTAGCTGCTGCCGAAGAAGCAGAAGCAGACCCTGCCCTCAAAGGGCTCCGAGAACCATCAGCGTTATCAGCTCCTGTCGTAGCAGCCAACGTCCCAGTAGAGGAACCAGTCATGTCAGATTACGATCCAGAGAAAGAACTTGAAGCGTACATGAGTCGTGTGGAAGCCGCTGTTGCTCCTGCTCCTGTAGAGGAAGAGGTTGCGGAAGAAGTAGATCCAGATGAAGTGCGTCGTCAACAGATTATGACGCTACTAGATGGATGCGCAGATGCTCCGTCCGCTAATCAGATTGCAGCTTGGAAACGAACTCATGGCGAGACTGGTGTAAATGCTATTGCCTTTGGCGAGGGAGAGGCTTATGTCTTTACGTATCTCCGTCGTGGTGTTTGGCAGAAGATTCAAAGCGCAATCCAACAGGCTGTAGAGAAGAACGCTCTTACCAATAACGACCCTGACAATGAGCTTAAGGAGAAGGTGCTACAGTTCTGTGTACTCTATCCCCGGCCTCTTAACCTAGAGTTCTTCTATCAGAGTCGTGCTGGTACCATTGATACCCTCTTCGAGATTATCATGCTGCATAGTTACTTCTTGAATACGCAGCAAGCGATGATGTTGACTACGCAGCTCTAATGTTTGATGTAGATGCACTCATTGAGAGTTCAGGTATCTTTGCCACTACATTGCCTGCCGGGCAGTCGTTCAAGTGGCGGTTACTAACACTCAAAGAATACCGCAAGCTCCGCTCTATTAGAGCGAGTGGAGCTATGCATGATCTGTTCTTCCATAATATGGTCTTTGAGCGTTGCTACCTTGGTGATGCTAAACTTATTAACGGGAGCCTCCCTTCGGGGGTTTTCGTTGCCATTGGACAGCTCATCATGTGGCTGTCTGGTGATTGCGCGGAGCAAAGCCAAGCTCAGGATATTGATAACGTCCGGGACACCTATCCTGCTAATAGTGTACACGAGCATTTAAAGCACGTAATCCTAATAGCTTTTAGTTCTTATACTCCTGATGATATCGAAAGCTGGACTCGCCCTGAACTCTTAAAGAAGTTTGCCATGGCTGAGGCTGTTCTAAGTAAGCGTGGTAGCGACTACCAACCACTTGATACTCGCAAGATCACAAACTCTACTCAAGCACAGGCTAAAGAGAAGATTGATTTTGCTAAAGAGAACCATGGTATAAACAAGGCTATGTCTGGAAGAGAGCACATCCTTGACCAGGAACCAGCAGCTTTAAGCGATGCAATGGCTCGTAGTGACCAACAGGATCGTAAAAAGGCCCGTCAGTTAGATAGAGCGATGGGGAATACCCGGAGATAAGTTATGAGTCAATCAGGTTTCGGCGGTTATGTATGGTCTGACGAACCGGCTGAATCCTCCGACTTAAAGTCCGTAGGTATTCTAGCTGGTGTTGGTGGTGCTGGCGCTGCTGGTTTTATTGCTGCTTCAAGGAGCAGCAAGAACCCGATTGACTGGCTTGCCGGTAGTGCTCGCCTAGCTGGTAACCTTAGTCCGTTCCAGCTTGGCAATACGTTTCGTATCCCAGAGATGCTTAGCCCTTTTACTTCACAAGGGTTTAAGCAGCGGAAACCCGTCGACGTAGATAAAGTCGGATACGGATTCAAGAACGGCGTCTATGAGTGGAGTAGTGACTTCCTTGAGAGTGATAGTACTTACGATTGGATTAAGTACGCCACTGGATTGGACGACAAAGCCCTAGAGTCTTCGGGCATTAAGCGAGGAATGCCTGCTGGTGATTCTACGCTAGCTAGCAAGATGACTTGGGAACCAGCGAAGGGTGCTGGTCATCGCGGTGTACTTAAGTCTATCGTTGGCCAGAAGTCCAATGTCCTTAGTACAGATATTTCGCTCATATCTACCAACGAGGAAGTCACTAATATCATTAGTGGCAAGCGTGGAATCAATAGGTATCTGGC